ATGCTGCTGGCTGGCATCACTGCATCGACCGCCGAGGGCTGGCGCAAGCGTGGTACAGGTCCGAGCTATGTGCTGGTGGGGAATCGCTACCTGTACCCCCGCCAGGCCGTTCAGAAGTACATGGAGGACCGTATGCGCGTCGTGGTGCCGGTGTCCGCGCGGGGCTCGCTGTGACGAGTGAAAAGGCCATCGCCAACCTGGGCGCCCGCTTCGCCCTCCTGGGATACGAGTTGCATACCGTCGTCAAGGCCGGCCGCGTGCACTACGAGGTCCGCCAGTCCGGCCAGACACGCACCTGCAGCACCCTGCACGACCTGGAGGGCCTCCTGGCTGTGCTGGGGGCTCGCACTGACGATCGAGGAACTGCTGAGTGAGCAATCCGGTCACCAACCTGTGTCGTCAGCTGGTCATGAGTCCTGCGCAGAAGAGCGTGCTCATGTGCTTGGCCGACCGCGCCAGCGACGAAGGCTTGGCATGGCCGTCTGTTCCATGGATGTGCGAGTGGACTTGCCTGGGCCGGACTGCGGTGATGGAGGCCATCAAATGGCTCGAAAGCACTGGCCTGATCACGGTGCAAAGGGAGACTGGCCGGAACAACCGAATCGCGTTGCTGCTCGACGCTATCACCTCCTTTAACCAGTCCGCTTCCCGGACCAGTCCGGCTGCCGGACCGGTCCGTCTGGCGTACCCCACCAGTCCGGCTGCCGGACGGGGGGTAGTCCGGGAAACGGACGGGAGTAGTCCGTCTGCCGGACCCGAGACATCAATACATCAAGAAGACATAAGAGACACGGCCACGACCGGCAAGCCGGCCGTGCCTGAGTGCCCGCATCGGGACCTGATCGCCCTGTTCGGAAAACACCTGCCGGGCCTGCCTCAACCACGTCCGGAACTCTGGGCCGGCAAGAACGCCGAGGCGATGCGATCGCGCTGGCGGTGGGTGATGACGGCTGTGAGTGAAGGTGGCAAGCGCTATGCCAAGACCGCAGACGAAGCGACCGCCTTCTTCGACCTGTTCTTCGAGCACGTGGCGAGCAGCGACTTCCTGAGCGGCCGCAGTGGCAAGTGGACCGGCTGCGATCTGGGCTGGCTCATGAAGGCCGACAACTTCGCCAAGGTCGTGCAGGGCAACTACGACAACAAGCCCGAGGCCACGCCGGCCCGAAGGGAGTACGCATGAGCACTCGTGACGATCGCCGTATCCTGCCGCACAGTCCGGAAGCTGAGGCCAGCCTGCTGTCCGCGCTCCTGCTGGACAACGAATCGATCCACCGCATCCACCTGCCGCCCGAGGCCTTCCACACGACCTTCCACGCGCAGGTCTATCGCGTCGCCCAGGAGATGGCCGCCGCTGGCCAGCCGTTCGATGTCGTGACCGTCTACGAGCGGCTCCGTGCGAAGGGTCAGGACCAGGACGGCCGTGCTCTGGTGCACCTGAACGAGATCGCCCAGTACATGCCAAGCGGCTCGAACATCCGGCGCTACGCTGAGATCGTCGGCGACCATCACCGCCGGCGCCAGCTCATCGCGACCATCGACACCATCGCCGAGGAGTCCTTCGACAAGGCTGTGCCGACCGCCCAGGTGCTTGACTCTGCGCAAATGAAGCTGGCCAAGCTGGCGACCGTGAGGGCCAAGCGTGAGCCGCAGCACATCACGCAATCGGTCGTCGACTACCTGCAGCTGCTCGACGACCTCAGCCAAGGCAAGAACCCCGCCATCCCGACCGGCATCCGGGGCTTGGACCAGCTGCTCAATGGTGGCCTGCGCCGCGGCGAAATGATGGTGATCGGCGCCCGCCCGAAGCATGGCAAGACCGCCCTCGCCCTCGCACTGGCCCGCGCCATGGCCCGCGAGTACGGCGTGCTGTTCATCAGCCAGGAGATGCCCGTGCTGCAGCTGATGCACCGGCACACCGCCGCAATGGGGGCTATCGATCTGGGCCGCATCCTGCGCGCAGACGCGACCGACGTCGACCTGTGGACGAACGTGACCGAGGCGGCCGAGCGGCTGGGCCGACTCCACTTGGTGCACGACGACCAGTCCGCACAGAGCCTCATGGACGTGCGCCGCAAGGCCATCAAGGTGAAGCGCGAGCACGGCCTTGACGTCCTGTTCGTCGACTTCCTGCAGCTGATGCAGGGTGCCAGCGGCGACGACAACCGCAACCGTGAGCTCGACATCATCGCCAATGGCATCAAGGCGCTGGCGATGGATCTGGACATCGCCGTCGTGCTGTTGTCGCAGATGAGCCGGAAGGCCGACGAGCACTACGGCCGGCCGACGATGACGCACCTGCGCGATTCCGGCGCAATCGAGGCTGCTGCCGACCAGGTCGCGGTCCTGTTCACCGACCACGCCCACCCACTGAGCCCGAAGCTGCACGACTTCGCCGGCTACTCCGAACTTGAGATCGTCGCCCACCGCAACGGGCCGCAGGGGCTCGCGCCACTGCAGTTCCTGGGCCAGTACCAGCAGATCAGCGACTGGAACGGGCCGACCCCAAAGAAGTCGGCTCCGATCGCGCAAAAGAGAGGCCTCTATGCAGGTGTTTGAAATCTCTGCTCCCGAGTTGCTGAGGGCAGCGATGCACGTCTGCGACCTCTACGGCGACGGTGCTCAAGCCCGCGAGGACATGCGCGCCGACTGTCTGAACACGCCGCCACACCTGCGCGCCGACCTTCTTGACCACTTCATCGACTTGCAGGAACTGCATAACTTGTTTGCTGGTTGCCACTCCGGTTTCCACGCTGGTTTCCACCGAAACAGGGGTATCCGAGTGGAAACCGCATCGTCCACCACCAACCCTGAAAGCACCGCTCACCATGCCTGAGACCATCGCCCACCCCTCGCGCCATCGTACGAACAATACGGGCAACTTCCTCATCGAGATCCACCGTCTCGCATCTGCGGCGCCGCAACCCGACACCGGTAGCGAAAATGAATTCGTGAGAGCAGGCCGAAGCGTGGCATGCGAGCTCATCGATTACCTGCGTCTCGGTAATTGGGAAGACCTGGACTCGCTCCAGGCCGCGCTCGCGATCGTCGAACCAGCGGGGCCAGAAGTGATGCGCGGCTTCCTGCGAGAGTTGACCGACGCAATCCGTGAAGGATTGCAATGATCGCGTCCGATGCACGTCGCCTGGGCCGCGTGCTGCTGGGGCTGGAATGACCCCGCGTCAGTCCATTGACATTGCGACCGCTGCCCTGCGCTGGCAGACGGCCCGCGAGCTGCGCCTCGCCGCTGGGGCTGAGAAGCGCTTGGTTGACGCTGCGTACAAGACCCGACAGATCAACGATCCCCTCGCGAACCTGAGCATCGGCCAGCGATCGCTGAATGCTGATGCGGCGCTTGTTGAGACCCGACGTCAGGAGCGTGCTGCTGTACGTACTTTGACTAAGGCCTGTGCCAATGCACGTAGAGAGATGCAGGCTGTCAACGTGCTCGACATCACGATTGGTTGACGGCCATATGGATGAGACAGATTCTCATTGGTGTGCACCAAACCAGGGCGGGGGGTGCCCTCCCGATTTTGGGGGTGCTCCCCGGAAACCGACGCAGTACCTCTTTTTTCATGCACCGTAACAAATCCGGAGTCCGCTGATGCCCCGCAAGTCCGCTTCGCTCGCTGTGGTGACCCCTATAGATCCCAAGCGTTACCCGCCCGCACCCCCTTCGCTATCCGCCCGCCAGCAGGAGCTATGGTCCAAGATCGTTCGCAGCAAGCCGGTCGATTGGTTCGACCCGGGCAGCCTGCCGATCCTGCAGGCGCTGACAGCTCATATCGAGACGGCAGAGCGCATCGAAGTCCAGTTTCGGGACCTTGGCGACCTCACTGACAGCGAACAACTCGACCGCCTGGACAAGCTGAGCCGGCTGCGCGATCGCGAGTCGAAGGCAGTGGCCACGTTGAGCGCCAAGCTGCGCCTGACGCTGCAATCGCGCTACACCGCCCAGTCAGCAGCAACTGCAGCGCGCCGCGGAGGCAGTGGCCCAAGTCCCTGGGAAACCGGCGACCCAGATGACCGCTTCTTCAACCGCTTCGAGCAAAGGGGCAAGAGATGAATCTGGCCGACCAAATCACCGCCATGGAAAAGCGCCTGGACGAAGCCGTCGACGGCGTGCTCGCCGAGCAGATCGGCACCAACAGCCGCCTCGATGACATGGACTTCCAACTTCGCGAGATGCGCGACATGTTGGCGGCTGTTCTCTCACTCTTGCAACCTGAGGAGCCATGAGGCTCGCTACCAATGCTGCACGATCCGTTCAACCGCGTTCGACTGCCTGGCGACTTCAGCCGCGAAGGCCGTGTGCGACTGCTCGGCGAGGCTTTCGACGCCCTGGTGCGCGGCGAAATGCCTAGTCCGGAAGCATGCATGTTCTTGGCCGCAGGTGGCATCGCTTGGCTTGAGCAAGGCGGCGACTTGCTCGGCGACTACTGGAAGGTGAAGGCGCCGGCCGGCTCCCACCACACGGCCTCGGCCCTCTGGCAACGCTCCTCGCGAGGAGCGACGGATGTGAAGCGACCCGATTCAATCGAGTCATCTTCACATCATGCCTGCGTCGAGCGGGCGCCAGACCATGACCGAGATCCGAGAAATTAACGATGGTGTCGCCCGCCGTGGCGTCGCCATGGGACGCCTGACCAAAGCTGCGTTTGCTGGCCGCGGCAGCCCGCTTCAGGCGCGCGCATTTGCCGAGTCCCAGATGTGGATCGACACACCTGGGGTTGCCTGGGTGCTTCGCGCTGCAGTCGATCCGATGAGCACTGTCGGCGGCGCCGCACTGTTGAGCGTCGCGCAGGAGTTCAGTGCCTACGTGCGGCCGGCCACGCTGATCGGACGCCTGCAGGGCTTCCGCAAGGTGCCGCTGCGCACGCGCCTGATCAACGGCACGGGTGGCACCACCGCACGCTGGGTGGGCGAGACGCAACCCAAGCCCATCTCCGCTGCCGCGTTCAACAACCTCCTGCTCGAGCCGCTCAAGGTGGTCGGCGTGGCTGTCATCACGCAGGAGCTGCTGCGCATGACGTCTGTGGAATCAGATACCGCCATCCAGGACGATCTGCGGGCCGCAGTGGCTCACGCCGCCGATCTCACCTTTGTGGATCCAACGAACGCGGGGCTCGCTGGCGTCACGCCGCCGAGCATCACGTATGGGGTGAATCCAGTCTCCAGCAGCGGGTCGACCATCGATGCGATTCGGGTCGACCTGCGAGCAGCGATCGACAAGCTGCTCACAGGCAAGAGCACGCTGGCGAACGCGGCATGGATCATGTCCTCGAGCACGGCCGTGGCCTTGAATCTCAAGGGCTTCGGCGTCGGTTCGGCGAACGGCATCAATGCCAAGGGTGGCGAGCTCTGCGGGCTGCCGGTCTACACCAGCGAGCACATCGTCCCGGACGCCTCGGGCAGCTACATCATCCTGGTCGACCTGTCTCAGATCGCCGTGGGCGACGAAGGCGATGCCAACGTGGAGGTCAACACGAACGGCTCGGTGCAGATGACTGATTCGCCTGTCTCTGGACCCAGTGCCATTCCCATCTCCCTGTGGCAGTCCAACTTGGCTGCGGTGAAGGCAGAGCGGTTCATGAACTGGAAGGTGCTGCGCGCCGGCTGCGTCGCGCTCATCACCGGAGTGAACTATTGATGGAGGCAGAGGAAGAACTCGGCCTGGTCATCAGTGCAGCCGTCAACGAGCACGTGAAAGCAGGCGGAAAAGCTTCGCTGGTGAACGCAGCCGCCATGACCGCTGGCTTCAAGTTCTTGCTCAAGCGGATCGAGAAGCTGGAAGCTCTGCCCTTCGAGTACGCCGGCATCCACGAGAGCCAAAAGCGCTACTTCAAGAACCAGTTTGTAACGCACGGCGGCCGCGTCTGGGCCTGTGTTGTCGACTACACGATCCAACAGCCAGGCACGACCGAGGACTGGAAGCTGGCCGTCAACAAAGGCCGCGACGGGAAAGACGCCAAATGAATCTCCAGCAACGCATCCACGAGCGCATCAACGACCTGGAGGCGCGCCATCCCGGCATGTTCGACTTGACCGTCACGGGTTTCTGCGTCGCGCCGTCCAAGCGCGGGGCTGGCCTTGGCCGGAGCCTCTACGTGTCCACGGCCGACGCCAGCGGCATCGGCTTTGAGCTGCCGCTGCTGCCCGGCGATGACGTCGCCACCCTGCAAAAAACCTTCGACCTGGTGCACTGATGACTACGGCAATGGAAACCACCTTCGACGACGTGGAGCGCCTGGCCCACCACGCCGGCATGCAGCTCTGGGACCGACCCAGTCCGACGCGCAGCGGCCGCTACTGCATCGTGCGGGGCCGGGACATCCTGCACCACGCCGATGACCTCGATGACGCTGCCGGCTGGCTCGACAGCTGGATGCGACACGTGCACTGATCCTTTCACCACCATCGACCCGAGATCCTTCATGACCCTCACCTACACCCTCGCCTCACCCATCAAGGCCCACGGCGCAGAAATCACCAAACTCGAGCTCGCCATGCCAACCACCAAGGACGTGCGCCAGCTGGGCTACCCATTCAGCGCCACGACCGGCCCGAAAGGCGAGCCGGACATCGTGCTCTTCCCGGATGTCGGTGCACGCTGGATCAGCCGCCTGGCCAACATCCCGATGTCGTCGGTCGACCAGCTGCTGCCAGGTGACTTCCTGAACCTGCATACCAGCCTCTGCGACCACTTCATGCTGCCGGAGGCAGCGAACAATGGCTAAGCAGGCCCACCTGCAGGCGATCATCAGCGCCGTCGACAGACTGTCGCCGGCACTGGGCAAGATCGGCATCAACACGACGAAGACCAAGGCGCTGATCGAGTCACTGAACGGCGCCGGCTTCGCGAAGCTGCGGGGCTCCTTGAACGCCGTCGGCAAGACCGTGGCCGATGTCGGCTCGTCGGCCCACCATGCAGGGATGCGGTTTGCCGGCATCGCCGGCATGGCTGCAGCGGGCACTGCCGTAGCCGGCCTGGGATTCGCTCACGCCGCCAAGAGCGCGGGCGAGTACGCCGCCAGCATTCAGGACGCGTCCGACCGCACAGGCATCGGCGTCGAGCAGCTGCAGAAGATCCAAGGCGCCTTCCGCCTGGGCGGCGTCGAAGCTGAAGGAGCCAATGAAGCCCTGATGAAGCTCAACAAGGGCATAGCCGACGCCGCCGCGGGAAAGGACAAGTCGCTGTTGGGCCTGTTAAGCCGCATGGGGGTGAAACTGCGGAATGCCAAAGGCGAGATCGTGGGTGTGGCCGATGTGCTGCCGACCATTGCGAACTCGTTCATGAACACCGAGAACCCAGCCGTGCGCGCACGCATGGCGGTGGAACTCTTCGGAAGAGCCGGCATGAAGCTGGTGCCCACGCTGTC